CGCAGTTGCACATCGACGGCGTCAGTCGGGTCGAGCTCAATGCCTGGGCCGACGTTCGCCCGAGCAAGGCCCAGGCAGCCTGGTGCAGCGGCTTCACCTTGAAGCGGGGTGGCTGACATGCAGAGCCTGTTGCCCCTCAATCGATCTGCGCTGGAGCGGGCCATCGAAGTGGCGGCCGATGAGGACCTCAAGGTCAGCCTGCGCCTGCTCTACAACCCCGACAGTTGCCCCGCGCATCTGCTCTATCACTTGGCCTGGGCCTGGTCGGTGGACCGCTGGGAAGACAGCTGGAGCGATGAGATCAAGCGTTCGGTGATCCGCGCCGCGTTCTTCGTCCATGCCCACAAAGGCACCCTCGGAGCGCTTCGGCGCGTGGTCGAGCCATTCGGCTACCTGATCGAGGTGCAGGAGTGGTGGCAGGCCACACCTCCCGCGCAGGCGGGCACCTTCGCACTGAAGATCGGGGTTTCCGACGCGGGGATCAGCGAGAGCACCTATCAGGAACTGTCATCGCTGATCGACGACGCCCGGCCGGTCAGCCGCCACCTGACCGGCCTGGTCATCAGCCTCGAAAGCCGTGGCGCCATTCATGTCGGCTGCGCGATCCAGGACGGCGACGAACTGGACATCTACCCGCTGGCGCCCCGTGACATCGAAGTCATCGGCGCCATCGGGCGTGGCGGCCGCGAACACACAATCGATACCTTGGACATTGCACATGGTTGACCAGACTTCTCAGTTCTACGCCATCCTCACCAATGTGGGCGCGGCGAAACAGGCCAATGCCGATGCCTTGGGCATTGCCTGGAAAATTACCCAGATGGGTGTCGGCGACGCCAACGGCACCGACCCCACCCCCAACGCCACCCAGACCAGCCTGATCAACGAATGGCGCCGCGCGCCGTTGAACCAGCTGAAGGTGGACGACAACAACAGCGCGATCATCAT